AAAATCAGCAAAATTAACTTGTGAAGTAGCTGATGAAATTGTCGTACTAATTAATTTTACATAGTCAGAAGATACTGTTCCCCAAGATGGGTTAGCACCAGAGCCACCAGTCTGTAAAACTTGTCCTGCTGTTCCATAGCCAAGTCTAGCTAGACCAGAACCATCACGATAAACTATATCGCCTTGTGTCGTTAAAGTTGATGTTAAGTCAGTACCATTAGTACCATTAGTACCTGCTGAACTCATTATATTCCAGTAAGCTGTTGCGTTTCCTACTGCATTTCCTTGTGATGCTTGAATACAAACATAACTATTTCCACCTGATGAAACTACGTCATCAACAGCGTAGGCTGTGCTATTATTGTAAGCACCCTTCCAGTTAAATTTGATAGCACCCAGATTTATTGTTGCCATATTTGTTTCCTTATATTGTTGATATTAAATTGCCATTTGTTCCAATGCTAAAGACAAAGCCTGAAGCACTAAATAAAACATCATCAAAGTTGGCATATTGACTTTCAGTGATGTTATCTTGACCTTTGTTAGTCGTAATATATCTCATATGATTCAAAGCAGGTGTTGGTGTATTTGCTTGTCCACCCATTCCTGAATGTGAACTACAATAGTAATATAATGTTGGTGCACCTGTTGCAACAACAATTGTTACTTGTGTAGAACTATTATGAGTTACACCAGTTGTGTATTCTGATCCACTTGCGTGTGTTCCATTTGAAGTAGTTGAAAACTTAAATGGATGAGCTGAAGGATAATTAAATACATAAGTATTACCTTCGTATAATTCTAAAGTATCTTGTTGAACACCTTCTATAAAATATTTATTTGAACCACCAACTGATTGTACTGTTACAGTTTTAACCAATGTTGATCCAACATAATATTTTTCAAAACCATATACTTCAGCTGAACTTGCTGCTGCAAATTCTAATCCATTTGCTGCTGCATTTACAACTAAAGCTTGTCCTGCAGTACCGATAGAAGTTAAACCTGTACCACCTTTTGTTGTAGGTACTGTTGGTAATCTTGCTGAATTAATTGTTCCTGAAGTTATTGCAGTTGCTGCTATACTTGCAACACTAAATGTACCAAAACCAACAATATATAATATATCGCCAGTTGCAGCACCTGATGCTAAAACTACTGAAGTTCCATTAGATGCTGTGTAATCTGTAGGATCTAAATGTACACCATTAAGATAAACATCTATAAATCCTGAGTCATATGCAAGAGTATTACCATCTGCATCATTACCAGTAAAAGTTGTTTGGTTTGATGTTGCTACATATTTAAACCTAGCAGCTGTCCCATTTACTGAAGATCCAGCATTTTGCCATCCAGAACCTCCATATACTTTTAAAGTATCTGTAGTTGTATCAAAATAAAGGTCTCCAGAATTTAGTGAACTTGTAGGTGCTGATGATGATATTCTATATACTTCTGCAAAGTTGTTAATAGCACTTAAATTATTTACAGCAGTTGTTACATTTGCAGAGTTTGATGCTAATGTATTTAATCCACTTATTGCTGCAAGTGTATTCATGTCAGATACAGTTTGAGCTGTACCTAAAGTATTCATATCTGCTATAGCATCACTTGTTCCAAGTAATCCTATTTGAGTAGCTTTTCCAGCTACAGTTGTTACTTCTGTTGCTTTAGGAATAAGTCTAACAAAAGTGTAAGTATTTAATGTAGAAGTTGTTTCTACTAAAATTCCAAAACCTGCTGGTAAAGAAGCATTAGCTCCACATCCATTTAATGTAACTGTTGAGTTTCCAACTGTACCATTAGATATAGATACTACTCCTGAACCATTAGCTGTATGCGATGATCCTAATGTAGTAACACTAACAATAGTTCCTGCAGCATTATTTACATCTGGGTTAGCATTAGGAAAACTTGTTTCATTTGCTACTGGAACAAATCCTCCAACATCATCTACTAAGTCTATAATTCTTGCGTCAATTGCTGCAGTTGTAGCAATGTGAGTATCTCCAGCTGACCATGTATTACCTGATGCAATTGTTTCGCTTGAATCTTGTCTAAAATATCTAGCATCAGAAGCAGCTGTAGTTAATAATGTAACTTCGTCTGGTGTATGTCCTGCGTGTTCAGCAGCTGTTACTAAAACTGCATCTGCTATTTTAGCAGCAGTTATTGCATCATCTGCAATTTTTGCTGTAGTAACATTAGAATCTGTAATTTTTATTGTAGTAACTGAATTTGTAGCTAAGTCATCTGAACCTACAGCTCCATTTACAATTTTAGCTGAAGTAATTGAGTTATCTGCAGGTATTAAAACATTTGCTGGTATTGAGCTACCTGTAACTGATAATGCTGCTATATAAATAACAAGTGTTTCATTTGCTAAAGTTCCTGAATCCCAAGTAACATTAACTGTAGTATTTGTAGAAAATGATGAACTAGATATAGTTCCAAATATTGTTCCTGTTGAACTTCCAACTGCTTTTACTCTACGACTTGCTTCATATATTGAAGTTACGTTTGCTCCAGCAACTGTAAATGATGTTCCACTTACATATGCAAATGTATGAGCTCCATCTCCATCTCCATAAACAACCCATTGTGAGTCATTGTACCATTCTCTTATATCAGCAGCAACAGCACGAAAAGCATTGTTGATGTTTGAAGGCAACATTCCTTCAGCAATAGATACACCTCCTACTGATGTATTATTACCTGCTGTACTACTATAATCTTTTATTCCTGCCATTTATTACTCCTAATTCATAAACCAGCTGAATGCTTTATCGCTTTCAGTATTATTTTTGTTAATTAATTCGTTCACACTTTGTTCTAATTGTCTTTGAAAGAATTCTTGTGATTCAAAAGAATATCTTACATTATCTATATCTATCTTGTCTGCCATTATCTATATCCTGCTTGTGATGCAACAAGATCTATACCTTGTGCATGGTTAAAATTAGTACCTGAAGCTATTTTAACATTTGCTCTTATATATCTTCCTGATTGTCTAACAGGATTTATACCACTATCTACCATAGAAGATGAACTAGATTCTATTTCTGTGTCTGCTAATCTTTCTCTAGTTTTAACAGTAACAGTTGATACTGCATCTACTATTGGTCTTACTCCTTGAATGTTAGTTCTAGCACCAGGAAATCCTTCAATTTCTGCTGTTTCCATTTCACATTCATTAGAGTTACCTGAAAAGATTGCAGCTTTAAAATCTTCATTTATTGCACCTAAAAACATTTGTCCACCTGACCAAAAGTCAGTATCTAATGCAGCATTAATATCTTCAAGATTTTGAGAAATAATATCCATTAATTCTACAGTAAATGCTCCTACAAATTGTGGAAATATTACACTGGTTTGTGCTTTTGCTAAAGACCATTTTTTAGTTGCATAATTGTAGATTATAATTTTATCACATATTCCTGCAGATCCAGCACCATCTTTACTTGGATATGCCCACATAGCTAACTGATTAAATGGATCAGTAGCTGCTTTAACTCTATCTGTATATGCTTTGTTTAAATCTAAATCAAAAAATCTGTTTACTTTTTCTACACCGATAGGTGCTACGCTATCACCATTAATTTGATAGAAACCATCATCTGAATAGAAAAATACATCTCTGTTATCTTGACATACTGTCTGTCCATATACAGCTCCTCTATTTGGAGAAATTACTGATAGCCTAAATACTACTGCTCCACCAACATAGTCCATACGAATAATTTGATTTTGCCTAAATACATAACCTACTTCTCCAGAAGTAATATGAACAATTTCACCACCAGATCCTGGTAAGTCTTGAAAGTCAGATTGTTTACCTGACCATGCACTTATATCATTAATTCCAGACCAATGTATTCTGTTAGATGCATTATTATGATTACCTGTAACTAAAAAGTCTCGAACAACACCTGATACTCTAAATAAAGGTGTAGTACCTGCTGATTGTATTGAATTAAGATTTGCAAAGTTTGTAGATGTTCCCATTAAATAATATTGTGGTTGATCTACTCCATTACTTGCAATTACATAATTACCAAATTGTGTAAATGTAAAAAAATCTGTTTCTCCACCAGTAAGTCCTGATTTACGAGATGTAAATGTTCCTGATGCTAATTGAAATATATCTGTTTTAGTTGCTACAAAGTTAAAAATGTTATTAGCATTATCTCTAAATGATCCTGCACCTTTAGCATTTTTTCCAATATTATTAGTAGAATAAGATACTAATGATGGAAATCTTTTATAAGATCCCAAAGCATGATAAACATTAGTTGCTACGTTAGCACCTTTCATTCCATGTTCTGGTTGATCAGGTAGCCATTCTCCAAAAGGTATCTGCATTATCTAGCCCTATAAAATGATAAATCTGTTTGTACGTCTGTTCTTTGTGTTACTGGTGCTCCACCATAACTATCTTGTTTGTCATTATTTTCACATCTTTCCATAGCAGATATATACATCTGTAA